GCGGGTGGGTCCCACCGTCCAGCGTCGCCGCGGGCATCATCTCGCGGCAGGTCAAGACAGGCCTGGCGAACGTGCCCGCGGCCGGCGCGAACGGTGTCGCGACCTGGGTCATCGACGTCGCCCAGCAGGCGTTCACCGACATCGAGCGCGGCCTGCTCAACGACTCCGGCGTCAACATTTTTCCGGCGCGTGACCGCGAACGGAGACGTCTCCCTGTACGGGTACAGGTCGCTCGACGGCACACCGGCCTGGCGGATGCTCAGTAATCAGCTCCTGCGGCTGAAGCTGACCGACGAGGCCGGCGCGATCGGCGAGCAGTTCGTTTTCGATCAGCTCGACGGGCGCGGTCACACGATCGCCGCTTTCAATGCCGCGCTCGCCGCCATGCTGCAGCTGCACTGGAGTGCCGGGGAGCTGTTCGGTGAGACCGCTGAGGAGGCGTTCCGGGTCGACACCGGGCCGGGTGTCAACACTCCGGAATCGCTCGCGGCGGGTGTTCTCCGGGCGACCCTGAGCTTGCGCATGAGCCGTTCGCCGAGTTCGTCGAGATCCAGATCGTCAAGTACCCGATCACCGACTCCCTGGTGAACTGAGGAAGGTGCGGCCATGAGCAGGCAGGATCAGTGGCTCATCAGCGTGTACGTCGAGAGCGCCATCGGGTCGGGGAAACTCGTGAAGATCCCCGACCCGTTCGACAAGTGCTCCGGCGGCGATGTGACCGCGTCTGAGACGAAGTACCGCGAGGGCGGCATGCGCAGCGAGAGGGCTTACGGCGGGCCTGTCTCGGTCGGGAATGTCACTGTCGGGCGACGTTACGACTACGAGCGTGACCACGACTATGCACGCAAGCTCGCGTCACTGTGTGGGCGGGCGCGCATGTCGATCACCAAGCAGCCCCTGGGCGTCTCGGGTGATGCGGTAGGGAAGCCGCACGTGTACTCGGGGATCCTCATGACGGTCAACTACCCGGACGCGGATTCGTCGTCCACATCGATCAACATGCTAGAGCTCGTGTGCTCGACGGACGGAGTGCTGGGCTGATGCCTTCCCTTTTCGATGGCTCAAGGCCCGACGTGAGCAGCTGCTCGCTGAGGCTGCGAGCGAGGATGTGCTGCTCCCGGGCTGGTCTTCGCCTCGGTTGGCGCTGCGCATGCATCCGCTGGAGCACGAGTTCCTGCGCAAGCAGAGCACCAAGATCTCCGTCGCGACGAAGGGTGCGAAAGCGCGCGTCGAGCTGGCGACATCGGCCGCGATCATCGCCGATGCGACCGACGCGGTGGTGATCGGTGAAGATGACGACGGCAGTGGCGTCCCGGCCGGGGAGATTGGCCTGAAGGACCCTGACTTCCTCGCCGGCCTGGACCTGGAGCCGGACGCGACGAACCTGTCCATCCTGCGGGCCCTCACCCTCGGGAAGGACGGTGTCATCCTGCAGCTGGCCGGGAAGGTCCACAAGCTCTCGGGGTACGCGGAGCTCGAGGCCGACGAGGACTTCGCGGGGGAATAGCCGGCGCCGCCGAGGTCGCGAATGCCGCGACGGCGCTACTGCTGGGCTGGGATCCGATGAGGTACCTCCGCGCCGATGGCGTGGATCGGATCATCGTTGATGCGGTGCTCGCCAAGGCCGTCGAGGCTGACGCTGAGCGTCGAAATCATGAGCTGACGGTGTTGGCGCACAACATTGGCACGCACGTCGCGAACAACCTCGCGAAGATCCTCGCTTGATCCTGCGGCGCCGGAGGTGATTCGTGGCTGACGACGTCACAATCGAAATTCGCCTCGCGCAGGTTGAGGCGTTCATCCGGGACTCGAAGCGCTCCGGGGCGGCGATCCGCGAGGTCGGCGAGGAAGTCGAGAAGGCCGACCGTCGCTCGCGTCTCGCTTCTGTGGCTGCCGGCGGTTTCGGTCTTCTGCGCCGAGCGCTGACGGACATCACTCGCGTGGCCACGGCGACAACGATCGCTGCCGGTGCTACTGCGGTGATCCTCGGGACGCAGGCTGTGAGTGCGGCCTCGGATCTCGGGGAGACGCTGCAGAAGACTGATCAGGTCTTCGGCAAGACGTCGGAATCGATGAAGAACTGGGGCAAGACGACCGCCGCGAGTCTCGGCATGTCGAAAAACGACGCCTCAGCGCTGCCTCGAACTACGGCAACCTCTTCCTGAACTTGGGCGCGACCTCACGTGAGGCCGCGCTGATGAGCAAGCAGCTCGTCGTCACCGCCGCCGACCTGGCCAGCTTCAACAACGCCTCGCCGCAGGAGATGCTCGACGCGATGTCGTCGGCGCTGGCTGGCGAGTATGACCCGCTGCAGCGGTACGGTTTCGCCATTTCGGCTGCTGCCGTCGAGCAGAAGGCGATGGCGCTCGGGCTGGCGGACTCGAAGGAGAAGCTCTCGGCGGCCGACAAGGCGCAGGCGTCGTACAAGCTGATCCTCGAGCAGACAGGCAAGGCGCAGGGCGACTTCACCCGTAACGGTGAGGGTCTCGCGAACATGCAACGCAAGCTGGCCGCCCAGTGGGAGGACTTGAAGGGGCGTCTCGGCAAAGCGCTTCTGCGGCCGTTCTTGCGGTCGTCAGGGCGCTGAATGATGAACTTCTGCCCTCTTTCAACGACTGGGTGAGCGACCATGGTCCTGCGGTCACCCGCTGGATCACGGGTTTCGTCACCGGGTCGGCGATACCGTTCGCTCGCTGGATCCTGGACACGGCGACGAAGAACGGGCCCAAGTTCATTTCGTGGCTCGGCGACATGCGCGACAAGGGCGTGGCCTTCCTCGGTTGGGTGGACCAGCTCACCGAGAAGTACGGGCCGAAGGTGGATGAGTTCTTCACCAACTTCGACGCTTCGATGGGCAGCGCGGGCGAGGGTTCCAGTTTTTTTCCGGCCTCGGCGCTTCACTCGAGAAGCTCGCCGAGTCGCTGGGTGCACTGGGGTCGGGTGCCGGCCAGGGCGTCGCCGACACGCTCAACGTGGCCGGCGTAGCTATGGGCTGGCTCGCCGACCACACGGGCCTGCTGGCGAAGATGATGCCCTATCTTGTCGTCGCGCTCATCGCATACAAGGGCGCGCAGGCTGCCAGTAACGCCATGAGCGTGTTCGCCGTGCCGCTGAAGATCGCCGAGATCATAGCCAACTCGCGGTTGGCAGCTTCTCAGCGCGCTCTCGCGACGAGCCTCAAGGCGAACACGACTGCGCTTAAGGCTTCGGCCGGCGCAACGGCCACTGACACGGCAGCGAAGAACACGGGCGTGGTTGCTCGGTGCGTCACCGGGTCGCTACTGTCGCCAGTACGGTCGCGACGCGCGCTGCCGCCATCGCCACGCGCACCTGGGCGATAGCCATGCGGGTGCTGAACACTGTGATGCGGCTCAATCCGGTGGGCCTCATCGTCACCGGCGTCATCCTGCTGATCGGCGCCTTCGTGCTCGCCTACCGCCGCGTTGGCTGGTTCCGGGCTGGCGTGCAGGCATCCTTCAAGCTGGTGCTGGGCGCCGTGCGTGGCGTGTGGAACTGGATTCAGCGGACCTGGACGCGTATCGGCGATGTGCTCGCCAACCCGATCGACGCCGCCGTAGGCCTGGTTCAGACCTCCCTCGACGCCATCGGCTCCGGCTTTCGCAATCTGATCAACTTCGTCATTGGCCTGTGGAACGGCCTCGACCTCACCATCAAGATCCCTGGCTGGATGGGCAAGGTCCCGGGGTTCCCGGACGGCATCGCCGGGCAAAGCGTTGACCTGATCCCCGATATCCCCCTGCTCGCCAAGGGTGGGCGCGCTGTCGCCCCGGGTGTCGCGGTGATCGGCGAAGAAGGCCCCGAGTTGATCCAGATGCCTACTGGCGCTCAGGTCGTACCCCTGGATCCGTCCGTCAAGCGCGACTTGCGGCTGACGGACGACCGGCCGATCACGGTCCAGTTCGTGGTGGACAGGCGAGTTCTGGCTGAGCAGACGATCCGCGGGCGTGATGATCTGGCGGCCCGTCGTTGACGAGAGGGCGGTGACGCGATGCCTCTGGCTACCCCGAAGACGACGTCGCCGCTGTGCACGCTCGTGCGTGTCTCTGACAAGCGGATCGCGATGCGTGCGCGGTTTGGTCCGTCTCTGCCGAAAGTTCAGGACGGCTACGGCGGTTGGAAGATCATCGACCGGCCCCGTAAGAGGTCGATGACGGAGTGGCAGGGCCCGCAGCCGATGCGCGCGTCACTGCAGATGCTGTTCGACGGGTTCGCTGCGTCCCGGCTGGGGCAGTCTCAGGCCCAGTCGATCGCATACCTGGAGAGGCATTTCGCGCCGACGAACGGGGCTTTGGTTCCTCCCGCATTCCGGGTGCTGGGGGCTTGGCCGTTGGATGAGGCCATGCACTGGGTATGTGATGGCCTGCAGGTCGATGACGATACGGCGATGACGATCGTGCGCCGTTCGGATCGGGTGCCGCTGCGGACGCTGGTGACACTGAGTCTGCTGCAGTACGTCCCGGGCGACGTGATCATCAAGACGTCGGCGGCGAAACGGTCCAAGGAGAAGCAGGGTTCGGGGAGCAAGACCAAGATCTATGTCGTGAAGCAGGGCGACACGCTGGGGAAGATCGCGGCGAAGCAGCTCGGGTCCGCGAAGAGGGCGGCCGACATCAAGAAGCTGAACCCGAGCATCCGCGACCCGAAGCATCTCAAGGTCGGCCTGCGCCTGAAACTTCCGGCGTCCTGATGGCGAAGAAGACGCCTGTGGGCGCACTGGACCTCGGCCGGCTTGAGCTGAACGGGACGGACGCGAAGAAGACCCACGCATCGCTGGTGGGTGCACTGACAGCCCTGACGATGACCGAGACGATCACGGGTGCTTCGACGGTCGATCTCACTCTTGAGGATCCGGATCGGACGCTTCTGCGGTCGGGCCTGCTGACGCAACGATCGACGCTGGTGATCGACCGTGCCGCGTTCGAGCTCGCCGCGGTCCGCAAGACCGGCTCCACCGTCAGCATCGTGTTCGAGGATCTCGCGGTTGCGAAGCTGCGCCGGCAGGACAGTTTCAGGAAGGTCGCTCCCGGAGCGATGTCGAGGGCAGCGTTCATCGAGTCGCTCGTCCGCGCGGACGCCTCCTGGATCAAGGTCAGGACGACGCAGGGCCCGACCGCGAAGGTCGAACTGTCCCGTGGCACGGCGAAAAAAAGCAACGATCAGGCGGGCGAGCCTGAGGACACGTGGACCGCAGCCGGGCGGATCATGGGCGAGATCCAGTGGCGGGTGTGGGCGTACCGGTCGACGCTGAATCTGTTGCCGGACACGTTCCTGAAGGCGCAGAGTCCGTACGTCCTGACGGAGGACTCGCAGGGCGTCGACGACATCGATATCGACTACGACGTGGGCAAGCCGACGGCGACTGCTTCCCTGACCGGCCGCGCGGGTTTCCGGAGCCTGGTGCCGGGCACTGCCGTGCAGCTCGAGGGCATGGGCCCGGGCGACCGCGTGTGGCTGGTCGAGTCGATCACGCGAAGTGCTTTCTCGCAGCAGGTCGGCGTGAACCTGATCCTGCCGCTGCCGACGCTTCCGGAGCCGATCGAGGTGCAGCGGGAAGAGGCGGCGACCAGCGGCGGCGGGGGCGGCGACGGTGAAGCCGGCGAAGACGGCTGGGATTCGATCAACCTGCCCGACGATCCCGACCTGTCCACGGGCACGAAATCGGCGGACCCGAAGGTCGAGAAGTTCGTTCAGACCGCCCTCGACCAGCGCGGCAAGCCTTACGACTGGGGCGCGTCCGGGCCTGGGAAGTTCGACTGCTCAGGCCTGGTGCAGTACTGCGCCGCGCGAGCTGGTTTCAGCGGGATCAGCAAGCCGACGTCGCACATGTACGACCTGTGCAAGGACCGGGGTCAGCTGATCTCCATCGAGGAGGCGTCGCGTACCCGGGGCGCGTGCTGATCCGGGTCGGTGTCGGGCAGACGAATCACATCGCGATCAGCCTGGGGAACGGGAAGACGATGGAAGCGATGGGGTCCGCCTATGGCTGCAAGATCGGGAACATCGGTGACCGGTTCACGAACGGCGGCTTGTTGCCGGGCATGTTCAACGCCAGGACCGAGCCGCGCCGGTACCCGAAGCGTCCCGACGACGGCAACATCCCGATCGGATCCTGATGGGGCGCGGCGGGTTTGATCCTCTCGGGCCGGGCGTCATTCCCGGATCGACCACGGGCGACGGCTTCGATTCGGTCGAGGTCGGCCGCGTGAAGAAGACCACGGCGGCGGGCGCAACATTCGTGCTGCCCGGGTCGCCTGCGCACGCGTGGGGCCCGGCACGCTGGAGCCTGGGCGGGTACGACACCGCGCAGGACGCTCTCGATGACGGCTACGGGCCACGCGTCGGGGACACCTGCCTGGTCGCATACGCCGGATCGGACCATGAGCCGTGGATTCTCGCGTGGTGGAGGTGAGTCGTGGCTGACATCCCACATCTGGCGATCCCGCTGCGGCTTTCTCCTGCGGGCGCGTTCGCGGTGAACGAGGACGGCGACATCGACGACGTGACCCAGTGTGTGGCCGTGCTTCTGGACACGCCGGTTGGATCGAGGCTTGAGGTGCCCGAGTACGGGGTCGGCGATCTGACGTTCGTGATGAGCCGGGACGGTGCGCTGGAAACGGCGGGCGTCGAGACGGCGGTCGCGGAGTGGGAGCCTCGCGCTGAGGTCGACCTGGAATCGGTCGTGGGTGTTGCCGGTGACCGTGACGACGCGGAGACCCGCGCGGTGATCCTGGCGGGCGTGAGGCTGACATGAGCTTCGTGAACATTGATTTCACGGCCGACGCCGATCAGCTCGCCGACGATGCGGTCGCGTACCTGCAGTCCGTGATCCCGGGCTGGGAGCCTCGGACGGTCACCTTGAGGTGTGGCTGATCGAAGCTCTGGCGCGCATGAACTCCGAGCTGGCCTACGCGGTGCGCGAGGTGCCGCCGCAGGTCTTCCGCGCTTTCGGGACGCAGATGCTCGGCATCAACCAGTCTGTCGGTCAGCGCGCGGCGGGTCTGTCGACGTGGGTGGTGGAATCCGACCAGGGATGGACGATCCCTGCGGGCACGCTGGTCGGGTATCGCACGTCCGGGGACTCGATGATCCTTCTCGAGACGGTGACTCAGGTCGATGTCCCGGCCGGCTCGACGAGCGCTTCGGGGGTCGCGGTCCGCGCGGTCGACGTGGGCCGGGCAGCGAATGGCATTGCCCCCGGTACGTCGCTGGAGCTGGTCGATTCGCTGAGCTACGTGACGTCGGCGACGGTGTCATCAGCAACGGACGGTGGCATCGACCCGGAGTCTGACGCCTCCTACCTTGACCGGCTGTCGGCCGAGGTGAAGCTGCTGGCGCCCCGACCGATCCTGGCGTCTGACTTCGCGGTTCTCGCTGCCCGGATCCCAGGGGTTCACAGAGCTGGGGATCAGCGGGTACGACCCGGAGGACGGCGCCGACACGCACGAGCGGATGGTGACAGTCGCGCTGGTCGCTGCTGACGGGACGCCCGTCGAGACGGCCACTCACCTCGCGGTCGTCGAATACCTGGACAGCCTGCGCGAGGTGAACTTTCAGGTCCACACGATAGACCCGACGTACGTCGTCGTGAACGTGGCGTACAGCGTGCACATCGCCAACGGGTATGTCGCGGAGGAAGTCATCGCTCGCGTCGACGACGCCCTGGCGGCCGTTCTGTCGCCGAGCGTCTGGGGCGGCGGCGACCTGTCTCCCGCGATCTGGTCCGCCGAAGCGAAGGTGGTCCGGTACTTCTCGCTGTCGAACGTGATCGCAGCCGAGAACGGCGTCGCCTGGGTCGGATCACTGACCTTGAATGGTGCCGCGGCGGACCTGACGTTGACGGGTATCGCTCCCCTGCCTCAGCCGGGGACGATGACAGGAACGGTGGCCTGACATGGCGCCTCCTCGCCCGGTCGTCTCGGACGTCGCCGAGGAACTGTACGAGGCCCTGGGCGCGCAGACTGTCGGCGACGAGCAGCGATGGATCCTGCTGCACCTGTGCCACGCGGTGACGCTCTCCCTGCAAGCCACGCAGGATCTCGCCGCGGATGTCGTCGACGAGGCCGGCGACATCGTCAGGCACGGCTGGTCGCCGCTGCTGGACGTGGACGCCGTGCCGTTGCCGTACCTGGGTTTCCTTGCGCAGCTCGTCGGCGTCGAGCTCGCCCCTGGCCTCGACGACGCCTCGCAGCGGCTGCGTG